TGGACAGTTCCATTTAGATAGGTTCGAGTCCCTGCTTTGCATAAAACAATAACACGCACCCCAAAGGGGTGCGTGTTATTGTTTGGTGGACTTGACGGGAGCTTATACGAACACTCCGATCTGCTGTATCTGTAAGCCCTTCGAGGTCAGAAAGGCTAAATTCCAATGTGCTGTTCTTGCCGGTGTAGTTGCAGACGATCTTCCCTCGCAAGCCTCCGTCCGTGTCGTAGAGGTACACAGCCTTGACAAAGGTATCGATCATACGCTCGGCGGTCTTGTGATCGGTGACGTCACCTTGACGCCAGGACTCAAGCCAAAACTGTACCTGTTCCTTTGGGGTATCAACGAGCATAGCTTTCTCTGCAGCTATGTTGCCCTCAAGCGCCCTGCGCTCCTGTTCCAGCTCCTCCAAGCGTTCCTTGGTGGTATCGGTAAAGATGCCCTGCTCGATGGCACGCATAATGTTCTTGAGGGACTTTTTGACTTCCTCCAAGTCTTGCTCATAGGTAGCCAGCAGAGATTCAGACCGGACCTTGATAACGAACTCCTCGTAGCCGTCAACAAGCCATTGGATAACGTGATCGTCCATAAGGCTCTCCCGGATCTTCTCAAGGACACGTCCCTCGATATAGTCACGCTTGACGTTCTTCTTATCGCACGTCTTTTCAAGACGGTGCCGCTGGCAGCTGTAATAGTAGTGCTTATCGCCTGTCTTGCTGGTACCGCTGATACCGACCATCGGCGATCCGCAATGACCACAGAACAGCTTTCCGGTCAAAAGGTAATCACTATTCATACGATGACGTCCGAGAGGATTCGGCTTGGTCTTAAGCCGCTCCTGTGCTGCGTCGAACACCTCCTTGGTGATGATAGCCGGCACGCCGCCCTCTTTGCGGATACCGGAATAGGAATACACGCCGATATAGGTCTCGTTGCTCAATAATCGGTGGAAGCTGTTCTTGTTCCAAGGATTGCCGCGCTTTGTACGGATACCCCGGGCGTTCAGATCCCTGCCAATATCGGCGAAGCTCTCCTCGTTCAAGAGCCGTTTGAAGATCTCCCGGACGATCTCTGCTTTCTCTGGATCCACAGCATAGCATCCATCGTCGCCGCGCCGGTACCCAAACGGCAGAGATCCGTTAACCATACATTTCTCTGCGTTGTCCATAAGGCCACGGCGAATGTCCTCTGACATAGCATCGGAATAGAACTGGTTGACGTTCATCATAGACCGTGCAGCAAAGCGGCCTGCGGCGGTATCGTCGAAGTCCTCCTCTACGTAAAGCACCCGGACACCCATATCTTGAAGCCGGGTTTCGTTTACCATAGATTCGAGCATATTACGGCCCATACGGTTGGACTTCCAAGCGATGACGTACTTTGCGCCCAGCTTGGAGATCTCACGCATCATCTTCTGGAACTCTTTGCGCTTGTCCGTCCGGCCGGAAACGGCACGATCAGCGTAAACGGCAGCGATCTTAATGCCGTACTCGTTGGCAAGTTCTTGATCCTTAGCGATCTGCTGCTCGATACTGATGTCTCTTTGTGAGTGGCTGCTATACCGGGCATAGATAACGCCGATTGCCTCGGCCTCTATCTTCTTACCACGCTTTGGCTTGGGTGGATGTTTGGGAGTGGTCAACGGCGTCACCTCGCTTTCATATCATTTTCGTGGGGTCACGAAAATGGTTAGTTATCTGTTGGCAAGTTCGATGTACTCTTGCTGGAACGCCTCTGCGTTCGCAACCTTGGTAAATACATACTCCATACCGGAAGTGCCGGCAGTGGTGACAGTAACCGTGCTGTACCCAAACAGCTTTCCGAACAGACCGCTATGAACGGTCACGTCCTGGATCTTGGAGATCGGTGCCACAACCTTGGTGGTCTTGATGAACCCGATCTTGCCCACGACAGCATCTTCCCGAAGTGAAAGATAATTGGCATGAATAAGCAGATAGCAGATCCCGAACAGGACAACCGCTGCACCGATGGCGATGAAGCCCATAGCGCCATCCTTAACGAGACCGCCTATGCCGCCGAGGAACAGCAGACCAAAGAACAGACCGGGTACGATGTATGCTGACCAATGCTTACGGCAGGTTACAAGTGCTGGTTTCTTTGTTTTCATCGTGTTTGCCTCCTTATAATTGCGGACTCGATTTTGGTCGAAAGTCCGATTGCAGATGTTATTTTATATCAAAAGTAACAAATCTTGAAATTGTATGGTATAATCAATATGCTGTCGGCAGCGACTTTATATAAAGGAGCTATGTGCCATGGAAAACAACCAAAAAGAAAATACGGTAGAAGTTGCTGCTGCCGTGGAACTGTTCTCTCACCTTCCGGAAGCAGCACAAGAGGCTCTTATTTCTGCGATAAAATCCCTTTTATCTGTGCAACAATAAGGGCTTGCTGATCTGCGGTCAACTGGCCGAATAACGATGCAAATTCCCCCAAGCGCCCGTCTTCTTCCAAGGAGGCGGGTGTTGTTTTTCTTTCCATAGGAACATCGTAGCCCATAAGCCAAGCTTCGGATACATTCAATGCCATACCGAGGATCGTGAGCTTTTCCTGTCCGGGTTCGGTGCGACCGGAAACGTATTGACTTAAGATGCTCTTTCCGAGCTTGATACCATATTTCTTGCAAAAAGGCTCTACTGCACGAACTATATCGGCCTGCTTGAGACCACGAGTATCCATAAGCTGCTTCAAGCGATCAGCGGTTGTAAATTGTTTCACTGGTTTGTCCTCCCACCGTTTTTTACAATAGTATAGCACGTCATATTCAAAAGGTCAACGGTATAGAACAAAAAGTTTAAGTTTTTTAACCAAAAGGGGTTGACAAACCAAATGCCGTATTGTACTATATGAGAGAAGTTTAACGGCGTTAAACTTTTAGCCGATTGGAAAGGAGGAATTTCAGTGGCCTACGATTATAGCAAGCTGCGCGGGAGAATTATCGAGAAGTTCGGCTCTTGTGTTGCCTTTGCGAAAGCTTTTCCGATGAGCGAACGCACTCTGTCCCTCAAGCTTACGGGCAAGAGAAGTTGGTCGCAGAAGCAGATCGTGCGTGCGTGTGAGCTTCTTTGTATTGCTCAGCGCGACATGCCCGATTATTTTTTTAAGCAGAAAGTTTAACGGCGTTAAACTTTCCGCGATGGGAGGTTCAAAAATGCAAGCGTTGCAGGCTGTTGTGATCGACACAGCAAGTATTCCGCAATATGTTCGGCCGTTTCTTTTAGCTCCCATCGTGGACGCTGTGGCCGAGTATATGAAGCAGCCGGGAGTCGCCGAGAAGTACGAAGCGTGGCTTGCGGCGAAAAAAGCGGCTGAGGCCGCAAAACAAGGAGGTGTGTAAATTGAGTAAAGCTAAAGGAAGAGCTGTGACCGCGTGCATTATGCTTCTGCTGTCGGCTGTGCTGTACGCCATCGTGCGTTTCAGACCCGACACGTTGGTCATCGTTCTGGGAGTGTTCGCCGTTCCGGGTTTCATCACTTGCAGTTTCATCCTGTATAAGTGGCTGATCTTCCCCGATGGCAACAACAACATCGTCAGTACCAAGAAGTATTGAGAAAGGAGGAGCCTATGAAGTACAAAGATTGTCCCGATTGCGGCGCACATCTTGACCACGGCGAGACGTGCGATTGCAAAAAGAAAGAGGACACCCCCGATGCCGCAGGGATGCCCTCAAACGATGTCAATGCTAATGACGTAAATAGTCTATCAAATCTTTTTCCAAATGTCAATGATTGTTTGCGTCTCCGTGAAGTCCGTGAATTGACCGGAGTACAGGCCAAAGACCTGTCGAAGCTCGTCCAAAGCCGGTTCCCGAAATTCACTCGGCAGATTATGAGCCAATGCGAGTCCTACGACAAATACGGCTGCTTGCCCCACCCCGACGTGCTTCGTATCATCTGCGATGCCTATGGGATCAAGCTGGACAGCAAGCCGGTTCGCAAGGGCGAGAACTACAAGCGTAAGCTCGGCAAGAAAGTCACTCTCCGAATGACGGAAAAAGACTTTGAGTGGTTACAAAGCCAAGTCGAGCAAGACGATTTTCCGTCCGTGCAGGCTTGGCTTTATTCAAAGATCAAAGAATGGCGAGGTGCTGTATGCCAGTAATTCCCGATCACCCCGTAATCCGGAATATGGAGGCAACCGGCTATCCGGACGGCAAAGAGCCGAAATATCCGCATTGTCCAATCTGCGGTGAAGAATGCGAAACCGTTTATTTGGACGCAGATAAATCCGTCATCGGCTGCGATATTTGCCTCGAAGTCAAAGACGCTTGGGAAGTTGACGAATGCTTCCCGGAGGAGGATTAACCAATGCACACTTACTATTTCACCTACGGCACAGACGGTCAGCCCTTTGTGGGCGGCTGGACTGAAATCACTGCCCCCGACGTAAACGTTGCCGTTGCAGCGTTCCGGGCATTCCATCCCGATAAGGTTGAGGGCATTTTGAACTGCTGCTGGGTCTACACCGAAGAACAGTTCAAGCGTACCGAAATGGCTGGTCCCGAGGGCAATTTCCACCGGGGCTGTCACGAAAAAATTACCGTCACAAGAACGGTCAACACCGAAAGGAGTACAACCAATGATTAAGCAACCCATCGACATGACTTTCTCCGACAAGAAGTTCTCTATGATCCTCTACGGCTCCCCCGGCGTGGGCAAGACCACCCTGGCACTGTCCGCACCCGATCCGGTGATTATCGACTTCGACCGGGGTATGTCCCGCGTCAAGGCGCAGCACCGCAAGACCACCATCGTCTGCACCAATTACGAAGAGGTCCTGTCCGACATCGAATCCCCGGAGGTCTCCG